GCCGCCTCAATCAATGAGCCATATAACAGTACCGTATCAAAGTTGTCACCAAGCCATGTCGTTGTTGCGTCAACATTCCCGGCGGTAATTGATGTTGGGTAATAGAAATAATGCAGCTCTATCGTATAAGCAATATCTGGCGTGGGGCCAAGAATAAATACCAGTTTGTTCGGAGCATTTGGATAATCCGGCCCAAACAAAGCATAGCAATAAGGCAATCCTGTATTACCTGCGCCCGTAGGAATCGGGAATGATTCTCTAATAAAGTTAACGTCTTTATTGAGCAGGTAGTGATACCTTCCATTTGGCTCTATGACTGCCATAGAGTATGGGGCCAAGAAATCAGTTGGGGCCTGTAAGTACCTATTGTTAGCACTACACTGGCCGGTGACATTCTTTCTCAGACTGGCGAATTGGACCGCATTGTAAATACGCTCTTCTGCTTGCGTAACAAATGCCGTCAAGCTATCCGTGGAGAACGTCGTCTCCATGTAATCCTGAATCTGTGTCTTCAGGTCACCCCAGTTCACGCCATCGGCCCCCGGCACATCGTGCCCTTAGTCGCTGCACCTGCACCACGCATTTTAATACCATTTGTCTTGATTGGCTTATCAAGCTTATTGGTATACGCGCCTAAGCTCATGGCAATCGTATTGGTGCTGCTATGGTCTGGACCGGATCCTGGGTTCTCAGAAGCCCTGGCCTTTTTCCCATCCATCGTGTGCGGCTCTGCATATACCGACGCAGGGCCAATCTCCTTGCCACCACGCTTCATAGAGTACTTAGCCATCACTTCATTCCTTGGTTTCTTGCCCTAGCCATGTTGCGCCCCATCTTGCGCATCATCTCGCCAGTAGGCCCACCTTTGCGTAACTTCTTAACGTCAGCATCTGGGTGAGCCCCTTTGCCCTTTGCCATATGTTTCTTGAGTGCTTCCATCGGTTTCATATCAAACTCCTATGCGACAGTAACTGAGTTTACAAGTCCTTGTGGCACCAAGTGATTGGGCGTTAAGGCTGCGTCAAACGATCGTGAACCACCTACTGGGTTAAATCCCCACTCTATTACCCTACTTCCATCCAAAGGCACACCCGTATAAAGAGGGTTTGTTCCTACCGTATAGTTTGTCTGTAAACCGTTATAGCCTGACTGATAGTAAGAATTTGAATCGGTCCTTGGATTTCTTACAGCCTGTGGATCGTTAACTGGATACATGCCAAGCTGCAATTGCGGCTGATCAGGCTCCCAGCATTCTGGACATACCAGTATATTGACATTTTTTGTCTTAATTGTCAGCGGCTTAAGCTGTTTAAGCTTATAGCGAAAGTTGCACCTATCGCACTGGGCGATTGCAAACTTACCACTGGCAAACTGATTTGGCATTAGAAGTTCACACCTAAGAATGACTGCCTTGGTACAAACCTAATAGGCGCCTTCTCGCGATCCTCTGATGATGCAAGATCCCAAGCTTCATCATATTGAGCTTTGAGCATGGCCATCCGCTCCAACCCACCATCCACCTTCATGGATAGCTTGTAAGCTAAGCCTGCAATCATCGCCTCTTGAAATCTGTACGGAATATCTTCAACGTTCACACCATTGCCTGCGTCCTGCATCCTTCTTAGGCGCCAGTACACCAACGTGTAGTACGGATTGCTGATCGTTCCTTGATCCGGGGCCGGCCATACCGTGACGTTGGGAAATTGTGTATTACTTACCGCATCACCGGATGTATGCGATGCAGCCGTCGTGTTGTTCTGACCGCGCAATACATTGTTCAGCGTTGCATAAGTCGAAGCACCCGTTGCCACATTCTCAGCTTGGGTTGCAGTTCCGTAGTAATAAATTGTTTCCGTACCAATGTTTGCATATCCTGCATATGGTATCCCCTCGACGCTAGACATCGGTACTGTCGTAGCTGAGGATGAAATATTAGCTGCAAGCGTTGCATTAAATACATACGTTTGACCGCCCTGTCTGTCGATGTAAATTTGGATTGGCCGGCCGGTGGCGAGCTTGTTCGGGATGGTTGAGTATGTACTGACCGAGATGCGACTGATATTGATGTCGGTTTGATTTTGGCTTACCCCAGTACGGACAATAGTTTCCACCAGGTCCACTGTGTTTATTGGAAGCGGGTAGGTAATCTGATTGGCGTACAGAGGAATGGCTCCCTGCTCCATCGTCCACAAATTAATACCGCGGTTTGCCCATTCGGTAATTAGCAGGTTTAGCGAACGCCGGGCTGTCCTTAAGTCATACCCAGATCGCAACTCTTTCCCGCAGCGCTCGTACGCCTCCTCAACCATCTCATTGAGGTTGGGATCGAACGTAGTGGTTCCGGTGGTATAGGCCATTATGATTTCCTTGCCGCCCGCATATTATCCACGAGATTTGGATAGGGTCGACCCGCAGCTTTTGCCATAGCCTTTGCTTTAGATTTCTTTTGCGGGCTCATTGGTTTTGATTTGCCGAGGCTTTTTGGCCTTGGCTTGTTCCATACCTCACCGCCCTCAGCAAATTGCTGAAAGTCTGTATCATCCCGCCGCCTCTTTGTCTTGGCTTTGGGCATTTTACTTGGGCTGATTGCCCCCATTCCCCGGCTGGCTAGCATTATCAAAAGCTCCTACAAGTGCGGCTAATCCAAAGTTGCCCGAGTCTTGTAACGGGCGGAGGTAATTTGGCGCTTTGAACGGATCATATGGCCCAAACTCCGGGGCCGGAACATTGGGTTGCGCATAGTCAATATATCGCTTTGTCTGATCATAACCCGGAACCATGAATAATGGAAAGGGTGGCGGTGGAGTTGTAACCGGCTTTGTGGTTACAGGCTTTGTTGTAACCGGTTTAGTTGTTGTCGGTGCCTCTTTTGTTGTAACAGGCATCGATGTCGTTTCTGTGTAGCTCAACGTTGGTGGCCAAGGTATTGTTGGCGGCGGCGTCGTAAATGTCACGGTTTCCGTAACAGTTACCGTCGGTGTCGGCGTCGTAATAACAAGCGTTGGCGTGAACGTAATCGATATCGTCTCGCTAGGCGTCTCTGAAATTTGTTTCGTGATGGACTGGCTTACCGTTTCTGAAATGGACTCGCTTACAGAGACCGTCTGGCTAATTGACTCTGAGATCGATTGGCTTATTGATGTGGTTACAGATATGGTGGGAGCAACAGTTTGACTGATGGGCTGGCTTACTGATTGCGATACCGATGCGCTCGCAGACTGACTTAACGATTCACTGATTGATATTGATTCGGACACGGATACGCGCTGGCTTGTGTCCAAGTTTTTAAGCTTCTCTGAAATAGAAGCGCTTTTTGATGCGGAAATAGAGCTAGATATATCTAGCGCCGCCGACTGGCTTAGAGACACTGATACTGATGCGCTTATGTTTTCTTTGGTATCCCTTTCTGCTTCTTCCGATATTGAGGCGCTCAAGCTCAAAGAGTTAGACAGGCTAATGCTCGCAGCAGCAGAAATTGAAGCACTGATGCTGGCGCTTGTATTACGCAATTGGCTAAGCCCTTGGCTCTCTACAACAGAGACAGATGTAGATATTGATGCGCTCTTCGATGCAGATACCGAATTGATTAGGCTTGTTGAGATTGATTGCGACAACGATTTGCTTATCGATGCCTGCTCGGATATGAATTGCTTATCCAGGATGGACAAAGACGTTGATTCGCTGATACTTACTGATCGTGATGCGCTCAAACTCTTTGATATCGACACCGACTCTGATTTGGAGGCAGAGATTTGTTCTGACAAAAACTGCTTGTCTAAAATAGAAAGCGATGTTGATTCGCTGATGCTTACCGATTTGGACGCGCTCAGACTTTGAGAGGTTGAGATAGATTGAGAAACACTAGCCGATATCGAAGCGGCCGTGGAAATAGATTGCGATACGCTTATAGAATTTGATACTGATACGGCTTTGGCCGCGTCTTCTTTAATTTTGTTGCTTATGCTTATCGATTCCGATATTGATTTGCTTGTGCTTACTCTGTCTGCTTCAGCCTTTGCCTCTGCTGCCAGCTTTTGAGACAAAGAAATTGAATTGCTTATGCTTATCCTATCTGCTTCTGCTTTGGCTTCTGCCGCCTGCTTTTGCGATAGTGAAATAGATTCACTGATACTGATTCTTTCAGCCTCTGCGTCTGCCGCTTGTTTTAATCTGATTGATTCTGATTGACTAAGTGATTGAGATACAGATGCAGCTTGGCGTGCGTCCTCAGCAATCCTTGCCCTATCCGCCTCTGCTTGAGCAGCGAGCTCCGATTCGCTCTTCCAGCCGCCTCTCTCAAGACCCATATTGACGTACGCATTAATGTCTGCGTCCGTCAGCCCCATATTTTTAAATGATGTTGCTGTAATTTTTTGTGAATTCAACCAAGATATTTTTTGCTCGGGTGTGTAGTTACCCCATTTAGCAGGTATGTTAATAATCGTACCGTTAGGCGATGTCCATGGAGTGGTTGCGCTCTCTTCTGCAATTTCCGCTTCGGACTTCCAAACGCCTCTGTTTAGGCCTAACTCAACGTAAGCAGAAATATCAGCGTCTGACAGCCCAAGACTTTTGAATTTTTCGGCATCTATTTTGTTGTCATTAAGCCAGTCAATTTTTTGTTCGTTTGTGTATTCGCTCCACAGTTTGGGTATT